GTAATTTACACTATCATTCAGGAAGTGGTCAGCACGTAAAAGGAGTTAAATACAACGAGCTTAAATACGCTATAAAATTAAGTGTTATAATAAAAGCTATAGAAGAGAAATACGGATTAAATTTTAGTAATGATTTCTTTAAAGGAGGGGATTCTTCTTTTGATAACTTATATATGTGGTTACATAGGTCTAAAGGTGAGGTTACAAGTGGAGAACAAGTAAAAACATCTATTTATACCGTTAATGATTTCACAGATTATACCTCTTACAATGGTAGTAGTATGGAAGATAGTGTGCTTACTTTAAGTGATGGATATTATTTCAATAATCAAGTTTTAAAATTATACCTTATTGTTTCGACTACAAGTGTAGACTATTCCGTTACTGTTTTTAGAGATGGAATTTCTGTATATTCTGCTTCAGGATTAACTGGTAACCTAATTAATGCAAATATACCTGTATCTAATAATTCATCATATACTATTCAAATTAAATCTACAGAAGGAATAACATTTAATTCAGCTGGTTGGAGCTATAGTTATGATGATAATGATGATGATGATAATTTCATTAGTGAAACATATACGAGTTCAAATTTTAATATTACTGTGGATATTGATTTTAATATTACTCAGCAGATACCTAAAATGAAGGTATTAGACTTCTTAACATCATTGTTTAAGATGTTTAATCTTGTTGCTTATGTTGAAGGCAGTGAGATGGTTGTAAAAACTTTAGATGACTATTATGATAACCCATCCGTAGGTTCTCCTTATGATATTACAAGGTATGTAGATGTAAATTCATCACAAGTTAATTCTGCATTACCTTTTAGAGAAGTAGTTTATTCTTACAAGGGTTTAGGTACTTTTTTAGCGAAGCAACACGAGCAGTTGTTTAACGAAGAATGGGGTACAGAAGAGTATAAGGGTTCTGATGGAGTTATTTTATCTGAAGGTATATTTAAAAACGAAATACCTTTTGAACATATGAAATTTGAGAGGTTATTAGACATAGATGACCCTAATCCACCTACAGATATACAATGGGGTTTCTGTGTAGATGATAATCAACAGAGCTATATTGGTAAACCTTTAATATTTTATATAGATTTAAAAACACTTACTACAGATGAAAGAATATCGTTTGTAAACGAAGTAAATGGAGATAATGAAGCCATAGACCACGAAGCAATATCATCTTATTATGCACCTTCAAATTCAGATTTACAAGCTACTTTACCAGAGGATAGACAATCTATAAACTTCACTCCTGAGAAAGATGAATGGGAATTAGTTACTAAAAGAGAAACTTTATTCAATAGTTATCATAAAAACTATATTTCAAGTGTATTTAATGAATCTAATCGGTTGAAAAAAATAACTGCTTATTTACCTTTAAGTATATTAAATAAATACACATTAGCAGATAGATATATTTATTCAGGTAGAAGCTATAAGATAAACTCAATAGAAACAGATTATTATACAGGTAAATCTGATATAGAATTAATTAATGATTATATTAATATACCTATTGATTATGAAGCTCCAACTGCACCAAGTAATTTAACAGGTATAGCTACAACATCATCAACAATAACTATACAATGGACTGCATCTACAGATAATGTTGGTATAGCAGGTTATAATATAGAATTAAATCAAGGTGAGCAAATAATAACAGTAGGAAATGTAAATACATATCAAATAACAGGTTTAAACGCATTTACATTTTACAGAATAGCAGTATCAGCATTTGATACATCAGGAAATGAATCAGGGATTTCAAATGTGATAGACGTACAAACAGACCAATAATGATAAGAGAAACATTAGAATTACTAAGGAATAACGAGTGGTTAATAGAAGACAAGGATATTAATATAGCTAAAGGACTATATGAATTACCTTCAAGTTTTAGAGAGTTAAAAACAAGTATAAAAAGAAAAAAACTAACAAGATAATGGCTGAGGAAAGTAAAATTTTTTATAGAGTAATAGTACACGGAGAAGAAGGTTTGGCAACTATTCAGAAAATGAATGGTCAGTTTGTGAAGACAAAAGTTCCTGTAGAGAATTTAAATCAAGAATTAAATAAATTAAATGGAACTTTATCTCTAACTACAAGTCAGGCTGGTAGACAAATGGCTAAGTTCAAGAAGTTAAGAGGAGATGTTCAGATTAACTCTAAAGAATATCAGAACTTAACTAAGAGTATGAGTATGTATCAAAAGCAAATTGATATGTCTACAGGAGCTACAGGTTCAGCTTCATCTGCTGCAATGGAACTTGGAAGGGTTATATCCGATATGCCTTATGGTATTCGAGGTGTTGCGAATAACTTGTCTCAATTCGCTTCCCAAATGGCTTATTCTACTAAATCTACAGGTAGTTTTAAATTAGCCGTAAAAGGTTTATTTAGTGCTTTAACTGGTCCTTTAGGTATATTATTAGCTATTCAAGCAGTTATAGCTGCTCTTGATTTTTTTGCAGGAGGTCAATCTAAATCAAAAGAAGCAACTGATGGAAATACAGAAAGTATAAAAAAACAAATAACTCCATTAAAAAAATTATTAAATCTTTATTCGTCATTAAAAAAAGTTTTATTTACTTCAAAAGATAACGAAGCTATAAATGCTTTTAACAATAATTTTTTATCATTAGATGAAACGGTTAAAGTTCTTACAAGGAATTTTAGTGAATTTAAAAACGCATACGATAAATTATCTAAAGATGATAAGAAAAACAAACAATCTGTTGAGGCTTTAGTAAAGGGTTATGGAGAGTTACTTGAATTAAGAGAATTAGAGGAAAAGCAAGTTTCAAGAATGAGTGTCCTTAGAAGAGATGTTGATAAAAAAGGTAGGACAATATCAAGAAACGGATTAACTTTTTTAAGAGCAGAAGCAAAAGAACTTGATAGTCTTGAAACAAGTTATATAAAAACTCAAAAAAGATTAATAAAATTAGAAGATTTCTTTTCTAAATCAAAAAATGGAGATGATAAAGGTAAAGACAGACCTCTCGTAGAATTGTTTTACAATGAGATAGCGGGTCTTGCAGATATTATTAAAGATGAGAATTTTGATGATATAAGTGATACTGCTAATATAACAGGGGAACTTATATTACCAGCAAAAGTAACTCCTTTTATGCCTGATGAAGACGAGCTTCTTCAGTTTATAGAAAGGTACAATGTAGTAATGTCAGGTCTTACTGATTTTGTAGATGGAGAATTTGAAAGACAATTAACTATAGAGCAAAATAAAACAAATGCTCTAAACGAGGAATTGAATAATAGATTATTAAACGAAAGCTTATCTGCTGACCAAAGAAAAAGTATTCAAAATGAAATAGCTCAAAATGACGAAAGACTAAGAGTAAAACAAGAGGCGATAAAGAAAAAAGCCTTTAATACTCAAAAAGCATTTAATATATCTACTGCTTTATTAGATACTTATTCAGCAGCAAGTTCTGTTTTTAAAAATACTTTAGCTAACCCACTAAATAAATTATTACCAGATGGAGGGTTGTTAAAAGCTAAAATAAACGCAGGTGTAGCAATAGCGGGAGGTTTACTCCAAGTAGCAGCTATATCAAGACAAAAATATCAATCATCATCAGCAGCAACACCTATTAATACTACTGGTGGTGGTGGTGGAGCAGGCGCATCACAACGTTCAGACCCTTCGTTTAATATAGTAGGAAGGTCTAATGAAAACCTACTTATAAACGCAATACAAGCACAATTTGATAAGCCATTAAAAGCTTATGTAGTATCGAGAGACGTTACTAATCAACAACAGTTAGATGGTATGATTGTAGGTCAAGCAGGTACTTAAAATAAAACAGAATAAAATAAAACAAGTTATCATAGTATAAATAAGTTAAATATGGAAGAATTAGATATAGTAGAATTATTTATAGACGAATCAAGAGAAGAAGATGGAATTGATGCAATATCATTAGTAGAATTTCCTGCTATTGAAGAGAACTTTGTAGCTTTAAGTAAGCATAAAGTAGAGTTCAAAACTGTTGATTCAGAAAAAAGAATAATAGTTGGTTTAGCATTAGTGCCAAATAAGCTCATATACAGACGTAGGGGCGATTATGAGTACAATATAACCTTCTCTACCGAAACAGTAAGAAAAGCGTCTGAGCTATACTTAAAACGCCTTAAAAACAATAATACAACATTAGAACACGCTGAATTTACAGGAGGTGTATCTGTTATAGAATCTTGGATAGTAGAAGACCCTGAAAAGGATAAGACTGCTTTATACGGATTAAATGCAGTAGAAGGTGCTTGGGCAGTTACTATGAAGATAGATAATGATGAGGTATGGGAGGATGTTAAACAAGGTAAATACTTAGGATTAAGTATCGAAGGTATGTTTAGTGATAATGTAGAAGATATTGAAGAGGTTGAAGCAAGTAATGTATTAGAAGAGATAAAAAATCTATTGAATAATGAGAGCTAAATATTGCAAATGTAAGAATACTTATTCTATTGATTGTGATAAGTACACAAAGAAAAGAAAATGCAATGCAGACGAGTATTGGAAGCAAGGCATAGGCTCAATTCACAAGCAAGAAGAAGAGTAAAAATACGACAGTAAATTTTTAAATAGTTATATTAATATAAACCAATAAGTATGAAAGCGACAGAAATCCTTAATAATGTCAAAGAGCTTTTAAATCTTTCTAAAGAAGAGGTAAAAGTTGAAGACATTGCAGTTGAAGAGTCGGTAGAGTTATCTACAGAGGAAGTAACTGAAGAAATTAAAGAGGAAGTAGAAGAAGTTGTACTTGCTGAAGAGCCTAAAGAAGAGGTTGTAATCGAGGAGGAAGTTGAAGCTCCTGTTATGAGTTACGCCAGTTCTGATGATTTAGCAGCAGTAAAAGCAGAGCTACTTTCTATGATTAAAGCATTAATCGAAGATAAACCAATGGGAGAAGCTAAAGAAGTTCCTGAAGAGTTATCTAAACAAGAAGAAGTTGAATTATCTGAAAATGTAGAAGAAGTTGTACATTCTCCAGAGGCTCAAATCGAAAAGAAAAAAAGTTTATTATCAAACCCAAACAAATCTATGACTACTGAACAAAGAGTTAATAGAATGTTATTTAATTAAAAATTAGACAAAATGGCTACTACTACAAGTATTACTACAACTTACGCTGGGCAATCTGCAGGAAAATACATTTCTGCTGCTTTATTATCAGGTAACACTATTGCAAATGGTGGATTAACTATCCGACCAAACGTAAAATTTAAAGAAGTTGTTAAGAGATTGGAATTAGATGGTATCACTAAGAATGGTACTTGCGACTTCAATGACACTTCAACTTTAACTTTAACTGAAAGAATCCTTGAACCAAAGGAACTACAAGTTAATTTAGAATTATGTAAAAAAGATTTCCGTTCTGATTGGGATGCAATCCAAATGGGATATTCTGCATTTGACAACTTACCATCTTCTTTCCAAGACTACTTAATTTCTTATGTTGCTGCTAAGGTTGCACAAAAGAATGAGCAGAATGTATGGGCAGGAGCAGATGGAGAAGGTTCATTTGATGGATTCTCTACTTTATTAGCTGCTGATGCTGCTTTACCTGCTGCACAACAAATTGCAGGAACTACTGTAACTGCTGCTAACGTTGTTGATGAATTAGGAAAAATA